CCTTATGTAATCAATACCTCTTCTTAGAAGAGAGGATTGTAGAAACTGGGGGGAGCAGAAATGCTTCCCCCTTTTTCATTATAAATATACGTAACGGAGGAATCAATGGTAGTATCTACAACAACAAACATCACTGAAGGATCTTGGAGCAACTCGCAACCAAGCGATCTCGACTATCTAAAACCAAATGGATTCAAATTCCAGATCCATACACTACCAAACGTATCATATTTCTGTCAAGCAGCAAATATTCCATCGTTCAGTATTGGATTTACAACAACCGAAACTCCTCTTTCTGCCTTGTTTAATCCAGGAGAGAAACCACAGTTTGGCGAACTTGTCATTCGGTTTCTCGTCCAAGAAAACATGGCAAATTACGTAGAACTATATAATTGGTTGACTGGACTTTCATTCCCAGAAAATCATGAACAATATATCAACTGGAATAAGTCTCAGTCATACAGATTTCCAGCAGTTCCAGAGAAACGACTTGGTGCAGTTGCCAACTTCTCAGACGCTGACTTCTTTATTTTAGATTCTGATAACAATCCAAACGTCAAGATTACCTATTATGATCTATTTCCTATTAGTCTCGAGGCACTAGACTTCGATATTTCTGGTGGTAATGTTGAGTATCTTGTGGGCGTTGCTGCTTTTAAATATAGATATTATACAATCGAGGCAGTATAAATTCCTTGACTTTTGTCAAAAGTTATAGTATAATTAAATTATTTTATTGTGAGGGTGTATGAAACTATCTGAAATTCAAGACATGTGGACAAAAGATGCTAAGGTCAACGAACTAGATCTTGGTAAATCTTCGATTCAAATCGCCGAACTGCATGCAAAATATCTTAACATCTTGTCTAATACTAAGTTGCAACTTCGTAAATGCGAGGGCGATTACTTGCGTCTTCGCCGCACCAAGTTTAAATACTATCGAGGTGAGATGACTCGCGAAGAACTAGAAGAACTTGGGTGGCATCAATTTCAAGGATTAAAACCTCTAAAGAATGAGGTCGAAGATATTGTTAATTGCGACGAAGATATTATTCGTTGCGTTGATAAAGTCGAGTATATGAAAGCAATGCTCTACCAACTAGAGCAAATTATTCGTTCATTAAATGGTCGTGGTTGGGAAATCAAGAATGCCATCGAGTGGACAAAGTTTACTAACGGATTGATGTAGTGCCAGACTTAACAGTTACCAAGAAAGATGAAGTCTATTTGAATATCGAAAGCGATCCTTCGATTGCTTCCGAGTTGAACGACTACTTCACTTTCGACGTTCCTGGCGCAAGATTCATGCCAACCTATAAAGCAAAAATGTGGGATGGTAAAGCACGAATGTTTAACATGTGGACCAAAGAACTTTACGTTGGTCTGCTTCCATACCTGAGAGAGTTTGCCGCAAGATCCGACTATGAAATGGATGTCAAAATGGATCCGATCGGCGATCCTGTTGATATTGAGTACCTAGAAGAATTCGCTGAGAGTCTGAACCTTACCTCGCAAGGCAATCCGATTCAGGCGAGAGAATATCAAATCGATGCTGTCAAATATGCAATTCGTATCGGTAGAACTTTGCTGCTCTCTCCTACCGCATCAGGTAAATCACTAATCATCTATCTACTCCTGCGGTATCACCAGAAGTTTAATCGCAAGCAGTTGGTCATTGTTCCCACAACGTCGCTGGTCGAACAGATGTATGGTGACTTCGCTGACTATTCTCATAATGATGATACATGGCATGTTGCAAATAACTGTTCTAAAATTTACGCAGGGTTTGAGAAGTCGAACCAAGCAAACATCGTTATCTCAACTTGGCAGTCAATTTACAAATTACCGAAAAAGTTTTTCGACGACTTTGATGTTATCTACGGCGACGAAGCACACTTGTTCAAGGCAAAGTCACTAACATCAATCTTTAACAAATGCACCAAGACTAAGTTCCGCATTGGAACCACTGGTACTCTCGACGGAACTAAGACTCATAAGTTGATTCTCGAGGGTCTATTCGGTAAGGTTCATCGGGTAATTACTACCAAAGAACTGATGGATAACAAAGACCTCGCCGAGTTAAAGATTACATGTTTGCTTCTGGACTATACCGACGAAACCAAAAAAGCAGTTAAGAATCATACATACCAAGAAGAAATGGACTGGTTGGTTAAAAACCACAAACGAAATGTGGTCATCCGCAATCTCTCTGTGTCACAAAAAGGCAACACGCTAGTCTTGTTTCAGTTCGTAGAGAAACATGGTGATGTTCTTTATAAAATGATTAAAGAAAAGGCAGGAACTTCGCGAAAGGTTTTCTTTGTCTATGGTGGAACTGATACTTCTCAACGAGAACAGATCCGATCTATTACAGAGAAAGAAACTGATGCAATTATTGTTGCGTCATACGGAACCTTTTCTACGGGAATAAATATACGTAACCTCCATAATGTAGTATTCGCTTCACCTTCTAAATCCCGCATTAGAAATCTTCAATCTATTGGTCGCGGATTAAGAAAGGGCAATCAGAAAGAACGTTGTAATCTTTTTGATATTGGCGATGACCTATCTTGGAAGTCCAAAAAGAATTATACCCTCAATCATATGGTCGAGCGTGTGAAGATTTATAATGAAGAAGGTTTCAACTACAAGATAGTAAGGTTGTCAATTGATGACTGAAGATTATATCAGACTACTTAAACTGAAAGATGGCGACATGGTTATGTGCGCTACAAATATTGCATCTCAGCAGGAACTATTCGATTCTTTTGAGATCGAGATACGGCATCCTGTCTCCATTGTTCCATATCAGGTCCAATCAGGTAATGGTGTTGTTGAAGGATTTCTTTTCAAACCATGGATGGCAGTATGTGAAGAGACAGAATTTGTTATCCTGAGTGAAAATGTTGTGCTGGTCGGCACTCTGAAAGATGATGTCGAACGACAGTATAAAACATATTTGAAGACGAGAGGAAATCCTCCCGAAGAAGAGGAAGAGGAAATCGAAGATTGGGTCGCGACGACCGCCGATTACCTAAAGAAGAACAATCTACTTAATTAGATGATTCATTTCATAGACGACATAGTCTTTATACCCTGAATAGGTGAACAAGTCAACAGTTTTCTTGAAGAAAAAGATTAAAAAAACTATTTACTTTGACGTCTATTTGCGGTATAAAGGAGTTATATTAATGAGGGTAAATAATGGCAAAAACTGCTAAAGCAAGAACTAACGTACATTACGTAAACAATAAAGAATTCCTTGCAGCGATGGTGGAGTATCGAGAAAAAGTTCTCGCTGCCAAAGCAGAAGGGGCGCAGAAACCTCGAGTCCCGAATTATATCGGCGAATGTTTCGTAAAGATCGCAAACCATCTTGCATATAAAGCAAACTTCATCAACTACACCTATCGAGAAGAGATGGTGCTAGATGGTATTGAGAATTGTATTACATATCTTGATAACTTTGATCCTGCCAAATCTTCCAATCCCTTTGCCTACTTTACCCAGATTACATACTATGCCTTTCTGCGTCGAATCCAGAAAGAAAAGAAGTATATGGCAACCAAGTATCGATACATTCAAAATCTAGATATCAACAGCATCATTAGCGAGGACGCCGATGGTTCTGAGCATACAAACGAATTTATCAATTATCTACGCAAACAGATCGATGATGCCTACGATAGTTCTCTCGAGAATCAACCACCGAAAAATCCTATGCCGAAACGCAGACCAAAATATTTTGATAAAAAAGAAGAAAAAAACCTTGACCTTTGACGTTAAATGAGGTATAGTTGTTTTAGTATTAATGTTATGGAGGTTTATATGAGTAAATTTTATGATTGGGTCAGCAAAAATACTGGTGCCATTGCACTCGCTGCACTTATTGTTATTCCACTGTTTTTGCTTTTATTTTCGGTCGCTCGACACGAGAATAAAGTAACACAAGTTACCCGTCAAAATCCTGGATGTATCTATCTTGAGTCAAGTCGACTTGGTGTTGATCAACACTACATGCTCTGTGATGGTCGAATCAATCTTGTGCATCTTGCTGGAGACGATGAATTACCAGCACCTGAAGCTGTCGATGTAATTCAGAATGCAGTTGAACCTGCACCTGTCACCGCAACCACTCCAGCGAAGTGAGGTTACGATGATTATCGAAACACAAATTCTACATAATGACATGGATAGCGATTCTGATCGCACTGTTGGTGAAACTTCTATCAACAGCAACATCTATATTTCTATCACTGGCGCATCACCTTCTGAAAAGGCAAAGGTGCGCGAAATCCTCGATCAATTTTATCGAGACATCAAGGTAGCGATTCGTACTGTATGAAAGTTGCACTAATTACCGACACCCACTTCGGGGCACGATCGGATTCAATTCCGTTTGATAACTTCTTTAATAAATTCTATACAGAAGTTTTCTTTCCTCACCTTGAGCGTGAACAGATTAAGACAATCATCCATCTTGGTGACGTCTTTGATCGTCGGAAATATATTAATTTTAATACACTGAAGAAGTGTCGTGAGTATTTCTTCGATCGAACTGTCGAACTTGGCATCGACGTTCATATGATCGCAGGAAACCACGACACTTTCTTTAAGAACACCAACGAAGTCAATGCACTTGATTTGTTGCTGCGCGAATATCCTAACGTAATTACCTATTCTGAGACAGAAGATATTATCGTTGATGGTAAAAACCTACTACTAGTTCCTTGGATTTGTTCGGGTAACTATGACCAAACTATGGAGATTGTTAATGCCTCAAATGCACAAGCCGTATTTGGACACTTTGAATTTGCAGGTTTCCAAATGTATCGTGGGCATACGAATGACCATGGAATGGATACAAAACATTTTGATAGATTTCCTCTCGTTTGTTCTGGTCACTTCCACCATCGCAGTCGCACTGGCAATATTCTGTATCTTGGTAATACCTATGAGTTTACTTGGTCTGATTATAATGACCCTAGAGGGTATCACTTATATGATACGGAAACAAACGAGGTAGAATTCTTTGAGAATCCAAATCGCATCTTCCATAAAATCTATTATGACGACACTACTGATGATCCTAGTTTGCTTGATGTTAGTGCACTTGTTGGATGTTGCGTTCGATTAGTTGTTGTTAAGAAAACTGACTTCTATAAGTTTGACCGTTTTGTAGATAAACTCTATGACTGCAATCTTCTCGAACTAAAGATTATTGAAGACTTCTCTGAGTTTGAAACTGAAGCAATAGGTGAAGAAGAATTTAATGTCGAGGATACTATGACTGTTCTGTCAGATTTCGTCGATACTATTTCCACTGACCTAGAAAAGACTAGAATCAAATCTATTCTACAAACTCTCTATGTTGAGGCACAGAACGTTACTGTATGATTAATTTTAATACTATTCGATGGAAAAATATGTTGTCGACGGGCAACCAGTTTACAGAAATTAAATTGGACCGTTCACCTAGCACCCTAATCGTTGGCGAGAATGGCGGTGGTAAATCGACTATGCTCGATGCGCTTTGCTTTGCGCTGTTTAATAAACCGTTTCGTAACATCAACAAACCACAGTTGATCAACTCAATTAACAAGAAGAACTTGCTGGTCGAAATTGAATTTCAAACTGGTCGCAAGTCATATAAGATTGTGCGAGGTATTCGTCCGAATCTCTTTGAGATTTATGCAGATGGCGAACTCCTCAATCAAGACGCTGCTGCTCGAGACTACCAGAAGTATCTCGAAGAATCAATTCTGAAGATGAATTATAAGTCGTTCACCCAGATTGTTATTCTAGGAAGCGCATCTTTTACACCATTCATGCAACTTCCTGCGTTTACTCGTCGGGAAATTATTGAAGACATTCTTGACATTCAGATCTTCACTACGATGAATAGTGTATTGAAAGACAAGATTATTGAAATCAAAGATAAGTTGACTGGTGCAGATAGTCGCCTAGAAATTTTGAAACAGAAAGCGACTCTACAAAAAGAGTATGTAGACACTCTTGAGACGAACAAGGAGAAACGATCGGATGAGATACAATCTCGAATCGAAGAAGGTGAACTATCCATCGCCAGTTTTCAGAATCTTATTGGAGTACTCGAAGGCAAAAAGATTACGCACGAAGCTGCCAAGGCAGCACTTGGAGATCTCAGTGCAAAACAAAAGAAACTCGAATCTTTTAAAACCAAATTTTCCACCCAACTCCGAGATCTCAAAAAGGAGGTTTCGTTCTACAATGAGACAGACGAATGTCCGACGTGCCAGCAAGGCATTGCTCACGATCATAAAGAAACCATCGTATCATCCAGACAAGAGAAAATCGAAGAACTATCTTCGGGAATGGATAAGTTACAGGAAGAATTTACAAAACTTGAGGAACTTATCGCGGAAAATGAGACTCTCTCCGAACAAATTTCTGAGTTAAGTGCAGAGATTATCGCGAACAATAACGAAATTATTGTTCAACAGAGATTGATTCAAGCACTAAATCTAGAACTGAATGACATCACTACTAAGACTGCAGACATTGATGGTGAGAAAGATAAACTAAAGATGTTCGCGAAAGATGTTCTTGCGCAGAATTCCGAGAAAGCGAAACTGA